CCCGACAACACCGCAGGTAGCGCAGAAGATCTTGGGTGTACGCACCAGTGCTGGCCGTCAGGTGCCAGTAGTTAGCAAGGGGACAGTGGCAAATGCGTGGCGTGAGCGGTTCCGTTCGATCACAGCAGCGGTGTTATGGGCACCTGTGACACCAGCAGCGCAGAGGGCGGAGGAGCTTGCACGGCAGAGCGGTGTTGTAGTGAGTGTGCAGTGGCGATGGAATGCGGTGTTAGATCCACGGACGTGTCCGCGTTGCAGGCCACTGCATGGCCGTATTGAGGAGACGCCAGAGTCATTTCCTGAGGGACCACCGCCACTGCACCCGCTATGTCGGTGTGTATTGATTCCGCAGATAAGTAGATAGGGGCAATCTCGGGTGTAGTTTCACCTCATTGCATGACTGATGAAGTCATGGGTGCTCCCTCGGTGGGGGAGCAGGTTGATTCCGTGAATCAGCAACCCGAAGCGACCACCGGATCTGACGACGTAACAGCTCTGCGCCGAAAGTTAGAGCTTGTCCAGCAGGACAATCTGAGCAAAGGCGAAGCCAACCGCAAACTCAATGAGCGACTTGGCGAATTAGAGAAATCGTTACGGGAACGTGAGACGGAGCTGAAGTCAGGCAAACAACAGCAGCTTGCCGCGAGCGGTGAGTACAAGAAGCTGTGGGAGGAGGCAAACGCGGACAATGCCCGTCTGCAGCAACGCATTGGAGAACTTGAAGCCGCGCTTCAAGCGAAGGATGCAGAAGCGAATGCAGAACGGCTACGTGCCCAATCGATCCAACAGATTGGTCAAGCGAATGCCCTTGCACCAGAGCAACTGTACGGGCTGCTACAGCACCAGCTACATCCAGGCGCAAACGGTCCTGCCGTAATTGTGAACGGGATAGAGCAACCGCTGAATGCCTATTTAACTCAGCTACGGAATCCCGGTTCAGGCTGGGAGCATCATTTCCGCAGTTCAGGTGCCGTAGGGATGGGCAGCGCACCCAGTGCGAATGGTCTTCCTGGGGTCGTGAATCCGTTCAAGAAGGAGACCTTCAACTTGACGGAGGCAGTGAGGCTGGAAGTCGAAAACCCAGATTTGGCAAAGGCTCTCAAGGCTGAAGCCAGTCGCGGGTAATCACGGTAAACCCCGCATTACGGAACAATGGCACAACAGAACATGGGCGGGACCTTCCTGTCCAACCTGATCACCCGCCCCGAGTTTCTTAGCTACACCTCGGAGCGTATTTTTGAGCAGTCGGCCTTTATCCAAGCCGGCATTATCCAGCGCAACAGCGCATTGGATGCACGAGCTGGCGGAACCCGAGTTCGGGTGCCGTTTTTTGACAGCCTGAACCCAACTGAAGAGGTGATCACTTCCAGCAACAGCTGGGGCACCTCTGGCGCTGGTTATTTGACCAGCCAGAACGTCACTGCCGACGAGCAGATTATGACGATTCTGCATCGCGGCTTCCAGTACGCCACTGACGACCTGAGCCGCCTCGGTTCTGGCGCTGATGGTCTCGCTCACGTTCGTGACCAGCTGGCCGCTGCAATCAACAGGCTGAAGACCGGCACTCTGGTTGCCCACCTGAACGGCCTGTTCGGCAACATTGCTGGTTCGGGTGTACTGGGCGCCAACACGGTTGATAAGACCGGCACCACCTCTGCCACCTCCTCCAACTACTTGACTGCTGCCAATGTGGTGGCGGCCAAGCAGAAGCTTGGTGAGCGTGGCTACGAGCTGTCTGGCATTGCCATGCACAGCAACGTGGCTGCCTACCTGGAGGAGACTGGCTACCTGCAGGTGCAATCTGCTGGTGGTTCGGTGTATGCCGGTGGCGGTGTTGGTGCTGGCCTTGGCGCCGGTCAAGTTGGCCGCTTCGCCGGTCTGAACGTAGTCATCGACGATCAGATCGGTGTGATCGCTGGCGGTACTGCCACCCACCTGAACAAGTATCCGGTGTACCTGTTCGGTGGCAATGTCATCGGTGAAGGTATGCAGCAGGATCTGCGTGTTGAGGTGGACCGTAACAAGTCCAGCTTCCAAGATCTGCTGATCTGCGACTACCACTACGGCTTCCACGTCAACGGAACCAAGTGGAACGCTGCTGGTGATAACCCCACCAATGCTGCCACCAGCGGCAACTTGGCAGCCACCGGCTCTTGGAGTCTGGCTTACACCAGCGCCAAGAACGTGCCCCTGGTTCGCCTGCTGGTCAACACACCATATGACGCCGGCGTCTACGCCTGATCGTCATAGGGTTAGCAAGGCCCCGCTTAGGCGGGGCTTTTTTAATGACTACTCGATACCGAGGCGGATCTTTTCTTGCCGCTCAAACACGCCGATAGTATCAACGCTCATTTTGTAGCTTTGGAGCATGACCTGATTAACGAGGACGTAGCTGAGCTGCAGTTTGTCTGCGATTTCAGGCACCGTTGCACCGGCTTCTTTGAGTTGACGGATCTGGGGTACAACGTCTTGCCAGTTGCGAACACCATCGGAGGGTGCAGCATCCTGCTTTGCAGCCTTTTTACGTGTGGTCTTAGGCACTGCTGCGTGCTCAGTAGCAGGTGCGAGCACTTCTTCTGTGATTTCGCTCATCAGACATAGGGACGTACAACCGAAGTTGCCCCGGAAACCTAGTCAATCGCCCAGAAGCCAGTGCCCACCCTCGTCGCGACTGCAGGTGCCAGCAACGCCAACAGCTATTTAAGTGTTGCGGGTGCGGACAGCATTGCTGACGGGATGGTCGGCACGTTGACATGGAGCAGCGCGACCGAGGCCAACAAGATCAAGGCATTGATCACCGCAACCAACGGTATGGAGACGTTGGGTTGGATTGGCACCCGCGCAACAACGACACAGTCATTGTCGTGGCCACGTAAGGAGGCGAGCTGTGGTGACAAGACCATTGCTGACGACGAGATCCCGCGTGAAGTTGAGCTTGCGACGTTTGATCTAGCCAATGCGTTGCTGGGTGATCCAACACTGCTGCGTAGCGCATCAAGTAAGGAGGCGCTGGTAGCAGGCATCCCAAACCGCGACCTACGGCGGGTGAAGCTGGATGTATTGGAGATCGAGTGGAACACCAACATTGGCAACTCCACGACGGAATCGGTAACGCCGCTGACGGTGCTTCCGCATTTAGCAACGATCTTGGGCTGCTTGACCACCAGCACAACGCGAGGCGGCTTGGGTGGCGTGGTAGCAGTGCAACGCAGTTAGGCGCACATAGCTAAGTAGGTGACATTGGCTACACTGGGCCAATGGCGCAGGTTGCCCACCAACCGAATAGGCCAAGTGGCGCGAGGCATCGTCCACGCACCGGTTATTTAGCGACGCCGCTTACGCGGGAAGAGCAGCGTCAGATCGGCCTGATGTATCGAGAGCACCAAGGCTTACTGCGTCTGATGGGCAGGAAGTTATGCAGGAAGTACCCGTTTGTCTCAGCGGAGGATGTGTTTTCGTGCATTGATCAGGCATTTATCAAGACATGTCGTGCTTGGCAGCCAGCCAAGGGCACCTTCAGCACATTGCTTACGGTTTTTGCTGAAGGGGATGTGCTGCATTTCATCCGTGACCACAACTGGCTGGTGAAAGCTCCTGGTGCTGTGCGTCGCAACGGTCAGCTTGCTCGCAAGATGCTGGATCGCGGCAGCAGTCGCGCTGAAGTGTTAGAAGCGCTTGAGATCACGGAGGAGCAGTTGAAGCTGGCGTTAGTAGCCACCAGCCCAACAGACCATGACATCAGGGGATTCGACTTACACATCTGTCCCAGAGCGACACCGTGGGAGGTGTTGGAACAAGGCGAGGCGGCAACTTAGGGCCATAAGCTCCCCCAAGCGTCATGGCTACAGGTGCCTTTTTTAATAGCCTCGGCTACAAGTTTTACGTGAAGGCGGGAACAACCGCAAGCACCAACCCTACTGCTAGCGCCGGCTTGACTGAGGTGCTGTCGCTGACCGACGCCTCGATCCAGGGTTCTACCCAGACCCAGGATGTGCTGGATTATGGCAGCACCCTTGGCTTCACCGCATCCATCGTGCAGCAGCAGAGCTACACGATTCCGATGCAGATGAATCTGAACCTGAACGATGCCGGCTATTTGATTTTGAAGAACGCTGCCATGAACGCAGCTGCCGGCACCACTGTTGAGTGGTATCGCGAATCGCCCGAGATGAGCACCGCCGGCGATCCTGAGTACCACTCGGGTGTGGCA